GCATACATCAACTGGGACGGTATTCAGAAAAAGCTGAATGGCTTTGTGGATAAGCTTACAGACGGTCTGAACAGCTTTATTAACGAAGTTGATTGGACAGGTCTTGGGGACAGCTTCGGCGGAGGCATAAACACAATTTTTGGCGCAGGATACCGCTTTATGAAGAAGTTCGATTGGGCAGGCTTCGGCAAGGGTACGGCTAATTTTCTTAACGGCGGTATAAAGAAAACAGATTGGTCGCTTATCGGCAAGACCCTTGCTTCAAAATGGCAAGCTACTATCGACTATCTTTATTCGTTCGTTACCACCTTTGATTGGTCGGGCTTTGGCTCGTCCATAGGCACTTCTGTGAACGGCTGGTTTGATGAGATTGATTGGGGCAAGGCAGGAACGACTATCTCTGAGGGTGTGAAAGGTCTGCTTGATACGGCAATAAATTTCCTGCAAACTGTAAATTGGCGGGGCATAGGCGAAAAGCTGTGGACGTTTATTTCTACAATAGATTGGAGCGGCATTGCCACAAAGCTTTTCAAAGCCATAGGCTCAGCTATAGGCGGTGCGGTATCAGTGCTGTGGGGCTTTATCAAGGACGCTGTTTTCAGTATCCGTGACTACTTTACGGAGAAAATTAAGGACTGTGGCGGTAATATCGTTGAGGGGCTTTTCACAGGTATTGTTGACGCTTTCAAGGGCATAGGCACTTGGCTTTATGACCATGTTCTTACACCATTTATTGAGGGCTTCAAGAACTGTTTTGGTATTCACAGTCCTAGTAAGGTCATGGCTGAAATGGGCGGATATATCATACAAGGTCTGTACAATGCCGTATCTGAGGGTATTGCAAAGATAAAGGAGATCTTCACAAAGCTTCTTAACGCTGTCAAGGGCGTTTTCAAAGGCATAGGCAAGTGGTTCAAAAAGACCTTTTCAGACGCTTTCGGAGGCGTAAAGACCATTCTCAATGGCATTATAATGTTCGTCAAGAGCATTTTCACAGGCAATTGGAAAAAGGCTTGGCAGGGTGTAAAGAAGATCTTTAAAGGCGTGTGGGATACGCTTTACAGCGTTGTGAAAGCACCTATAAACCTAATAATCGGTGCAGTAAATAAAATGACCAGTGCTATTGAAAGTGCGGTCAACTGGATAATCGACGGCATTAACAGCCTGAGTTTTGATGTGCCTGATTGGGTGCCTGGCATAGGCGGAGAAACCTTCGGCTTTGACCTTGACACAATAAGCATACCTGAGATACCAAAGCTTGCCACAGGTGGACTTGCGACAGCACCGACCCTTGCAATGGTGGGCGATAACAGGAACGCAAAAGCAGACCCTGAGGTAATTTCACCGCTGAGCAAACTGCAAGGTATGCTTGATAACGGCAAGCTTGACGAGGTGTTAAGGGTGCTGAACGCTATACTTGATTGGCTGAAAGCTTATGACCCTGTGTTCTTCGGAACAGTTGATAGCAAGGTGCTTTTCAAGTGTATGCAGGACAGCAACAATCAGTATAAACGTAAGACGGGAGTGAGTGCATTTTGACAGGAACATTGCTAAAGATAAACGGCGTGTGGGTGACAGACCCTGACCCTGATAGCTGGAGCCCTGTAAACTGTTACGAATGGACGGCAGGTTCAGGACGAGTGAACACAACAGGTCTGTTTGTGGGTGCAAGAAAGTTCTGCAAATATAAACTGCCTTGCAAGTGGACAATGCTCCCTGTCGCAGATTCAGCCGAGATACAATCCCTTATCGAGGACGGACCCGACTTTGCAGAACTGGAGTTTTGGCACAATGGCAAGTATTATTCTATATCTGCCAACGCAAGCGACTATGTACCGCAGGGGCTTGTCAGACTTGACGGTGGTGAGTATTACAAGAGCTGTACTGTCACATTCGCAGAACGTTAGGAGGGCATATGTACACCATAGCAAGCGATGAGATAACAAGCAGGATAGAGAGTTACAAAGCCTTGTGGGGTATGTGGATAGAGGACGCTCAGAGTGGAGAACCTGTGGCATATGACGGCATTCAGAACGTTCAGACGGATATTCAATCAACCTCTCTGAGTGATGATATAGAGCTTGGAGCTGTCTGCTCTCAAAGTGTGACGGCGGAACTGGTTGACGACGGAACTAAGTATCTTGGGAATGAGTATGTTTTCAGTTTGTATACAAAGGACGCAACTTCATCTGATACAAATGACGAAAAGATACCAATGGGACATTTCACCTGTGTTAAGTCGAAAAAGTCAGGCGGCAGTGTTCAGTTGACAATGGCGGACAGGCTGTACTTTTCGGACAAGCCATATGTGCCGCATATCCCTATGCCAAACTGGAATAAAGCAGTCGAGGACGACATTTGCAGACAATTAGGTTTGCAGAATGGAAATGATTATACGGAAGTCAGGTTACTGCGTGACAAGAACGGCAGAAGGTTGATAGATAAGAACGGCAAGGTGCTGTACTCAAAATACTTTTACTTCAAGGTCAGCTCCGTGCCAAAAGACGTGACCATGCGCCAGATGCTGTCCTATCTGGCTTCTGCGCAAGGGCAGTTCGGGTATGTTGACAGGTACGGAAAGTACGTACGAAAGTGGTATGGCAAACCGGTGAAAACATTGGATAACAACACGATAGACCTGCCTACTCTTAGCGAACGACAAAACGCTATCGTGGGCATTATCTGCAAAGTGAGTGATGATGTAACGCTGTCGCTTGGTGTGACAGATACAACACAGGGACGTGTGCTAGAGTTTGAAAATCCATACATGACCGAATCACTGCTTCAATCTCTGTGGCGCAGAATAGGAGGATTTTCATGGTACACTACCGAATTGTACCACAGACTTGGTGACCCACGTTTCGACATAGGTGACGTGGTGACCTACACCAACGGTGCAGACAGCTATGATATACCGATAACGAATCTTGGTTTTAACTTTGACGGCGGACTGAGTGCTGATATTTCGGCGGTAGGTTTGTCGGTAGAAGAACAGCTTTAAGGGGGCGAGATAATGGCTGATGAAAATTTGACACTGGCGCAGGATATCACTGAAAACGATTATCCGATGCAACACGCCGGGGAGGAAATCGATGAGATACTGAGCCGAGCCGGCAAGATACACTATGGCACTGTGGAATACAAGATGACGAAAGCGAATCCATTGATGCAGATACCGCTTGAACTGACCTTTGCGCCTAAGCAGGTCATAGCAACGCTACGGCAGACAGCCGCACCAACACCATATCAGAACTACTGCACCCACGTTAGTGGTTCGGGAAAGTCGTACTATCTGAACGTCTGCATGGGATCTAATAACGGGTCAACAGTGGAAAACGTGCCAACAGGAACATACTATGTTGACTACATTGCAATAGAGTAAAGAGGGGTGATTAAATGACGATAACATTAAATGCAGATTATGACGTAACCCTAAGCACAGCCCTTTTGGGCTATGTCGGTGAAACTAATGCCCGTCATGTATCTGTCGAGGGCATGGAGGTAGACGGCGCAGACCGCTATGTGCTGTCTATCGACTACGGTGATGGCGTGACATATGAGGTTGATATCACAGGCGGACAGTGGACACCTACGGCAGATATACTGCGGTCAGCGCAGACAGTATCGTGCCAAATAGCGGCGAAGAAGCTGTCAGGCAATGAATATATCCTGGTTAAAAAATCACGCATATTCCGCCTGAGAATAGGTGCGGCTATCGGTGATAATGCAGTACCGTCACCTGATGTGGCTATGGACGCACTGGACCGCATAGACGCCATAGGCAGACAGGCACACGCAGATATGCAGACAGCCGTCACCGCCGCAGAAACGGCAACTACAGCGGCTGAAAACGCTGAGAAATCAGCTACCACCGCAGGATTGTCAGCCGACACGGCAACGCAGGCGGCAAGCCAAGCTGAAACCGCAAAGGCAGCGGCTGAAACGTCCGCTACACAGGCAGACACTGCAAGGCAGGGCGCAGAAACCGCACGTGCAGAGGCGGTCACAGCGCAGAACGCCGCTAAGATATCCGCAGCTCAGGCGTCAACGGCAGCACAGCAGACCGAAGCCGACAAGACAATAACGGCAGGATACACAAAAACTGCTAAGACCTGCGCTGACAGCACTGCGGCAGATAGACAGGCGGTGCAGGAAATGGCGGAACAGGTCACGGTTGACAAGGCGACAGTGGCAGAAAATGCCGCTAAGGTCGCAGAAGACAGAACAGCCGCTGAAACCGCTGCGCAGACAGCACAGGCGGTGGCTGACAGTTTGCCTGATGATTATGTGACGGCTGTCGGGAAGATAGCCGAGAATACAGCTGAAATAGCAAACGTGAAGCTAACAGACAAGGAACTGAAAAGGCGTGTAAATGCACTGTATTCCATCGGGCAGGGTATCACACACCAGTTTGAAACTGACAGCAGCACAGCGTATGCCAAGATTATTCCTACAGGGGCAAAGCTGATGTCGGTGAAGTCGGTGGGCGGTAGGTCTATCGTGTTTAATCAAATGATACCTGACAGCATAATCCATGTCACAGTAACAATTGACGAAGACGTTACCGAGGATAAATGGATTAGCCGTATCGAAGCTGACACGTCAAATATAATTAGCGCACATGGTCATAAGGTATTGGGAAAATGCGTAAAAGACGCAAGCAACCCAACTGCAAATGTTGTAGTGCGTTTCGGTGATAACAATACCAATATCTCAAACGGATACGAGTCAGAACATTCCACTGAAAAGGGAATATACCCCCTGCAACCTAGCGTTAAAAATGGTGCCCTGTATTATCGTGCATTCGCAGGTGCAACCGCAGGCACATACAAATTCACACTGCAATTGTTTGACCTCACCGCCATGTTCGGCTCAGGCAACGAGCCAGCGAGCGTGGAAGAATTTGAGAAAATATTCCCTGCTGATTATTATCCGTATAATGCTGGGGAGATTGTCAGCGCTGGGGTGACAGAGGTCGCTGTGGGTGATACCGCCTGCCCAATCCCCGAAGCTATCAAGGCACTGCCTGGCTACGGCTGGTCGGCAGGAACGGCACGAAACTACGTTGATTATGAGAATAAACGATACGTTCAGTGCGTGAGCAGCGTTGATTTGGGAACGCTGAATTGGGTTGCAGGTGACAGTGGGAAAGTAGGTTTTCAAACATCGCAAGTTACAGGGCAGAAATTGACAAAGAATTATAACATTCTGCCAAACATCATCTGTTCAAAATATTTGGCGAAAACGCAGAATGCTATGTGGGGCAAAACCAGTGTAACAGGTATAACGACTAATGCTAGCGTTGACGGATATGTATATGTCAACGATACGTCCTACACCGACGCCACCGCATTTAAACAGGCAATGTCAGGCGTTATCCTATATTACGAACTTGCGTCGCCAATCGTCACCGACATTTCAACCCTGATTGACGATGACTTTCTGCGAAACATCGAAGTCGAGGCAAAGGGTAGCATAACGTTCAAAAACAGCAATGGCGACAGCTATCGCATACCAGTGCCGTCAGAAGAAGAGTATATTGTGAAACTATCAGAAGTGGGGGGTACAACATGACAAATTTACAAAAGAAAATGATGAAAGCCGCAGGGCTGACGGAAGACAATTTTCGCAAGCCCAAAGTCACCGAGATAGACAGAATAAAGGCAAACGTCGATTTTTTGGCTATGTTGAACGGTGTTGAGTTGAATGAGGTGAGCGGCGATGAGTAAGAACTACGTCAAGGTCAAGAGATACTATGACAGCCGTTTGTGGTCGGTTGCTATGGTGCACACCGCCGTCGGCAAGTGGATCACGGCTGAGGAGTATACAACAATCACGGGACAAACATACGAAAGCGAGGAACAGTAATGAAAGAAAACACAACAAAAATCATCATATCAGCAATAGCCGCAGGGCTGTCAGCGTATTTCCGTGTTATGGCGATACCTATAGTCATTCTGGTGCTTGTGATGATCATTGACTACATTACAGGTATGTGGAAAGCATGGAATAGGGGTGAGTTGTCAAGCCGTGTCGGTCTTAAAGGGCTTTTCAAAAAGATCGGCTACATATTTGTGGTGGCGGTGTCAGGCGTACTTGATTGGCTCTTTATCTCAGGACTTTCGCAGATAGGCATTGAGGTAAACGTCAGCTTTTACTTTGGCCTTATCGTGACGATATGGTTTATCATCAACGAGTGTATTTCTATCTTGGAAAATCTTGCGGTGATAGGTATACCACTGCCGTCATTCTTGGTGAAAATCGTACACAAACTGAAAATCACAGTGGAAAACAAAGTGGATACAAACGAAGATACAAACGAAAGTGAGGAATAGAAAATGACATATGATGAGTTTATCAAGAAGCACAATGGTGTAGCTGTTAACTATGACGGCGCAGCAGGCAAACAGTGTGTAGACCTTGCAACAGCGTATTTTAACGAGGTCTTCGGCTCAGGTATCAAGAATTTCTGGTATGATGCTCACCATTTTTGGGATTTATTCGATAAGAACACTTGGCTGAAAGCAAATTTCACAAAGGTAAAGAACACACCAAGTTTCGTGCCGAAAAAGGGCGATGTAGCGATATGGTCAGGCACGTTGAATGGCGGCTGGGGTCACATAGCAATCTGCACTGGTGAGGGCAACACGAATTATTTTTATTCGTATGACCAAAACTGGAGTGGAAAAGCCTGCACTAAGGTCAAGCATACTTATGACCATATTGCAGGCTTCCTGAGACCAAAGAAACAGAGCAAGATAAGTGCGAAAGTGCTTGACAAGACAGGCTACAAGCAGGGTGACAAAACAAACGGTGTGCTTGCGCTCAAGGAGCTGCTGCTTCTTGCAAAGGCGGTCAAGCTCCACAACGTAGGTATGGATAAGAACGGTACATACGGAAAAGGTACTGCAAAGGCAGTTAATACTCTGCTGAAAAAGTGGGGGTACAGCGAGAATGGCATTGCAGGCGTGAACTTCATCAAGAAGCTCAGCGACGAGATTACAAAGAAGATTAAGTAGGTAGAATTTCAGCCGTCTCGGACTTTTATGGGTCTGAGGCGGCTGATTTTGCGTACACGAATTATACACGATAAAGCTGAATTGTAAATATATGCTTGTGA